TTGAGCCTTTGTATATTTTTTTATTGGCATTTGCAAAGAAGAACTTCACTTCAAAATCAGGGTTCTGCTTCTTAACAAGCAAGTGCTTTACTCTGTCTTGCTGTGTTAGTCGCCCCTTAACTTCAATATACATATCATTTCTGGGTATATAGAAGTCGGGTATGTACACGCTAGGCTCACGTTGATAGGGTATCTTATCAGGCTCAAACTCAAAATCAATACCTCTGCGGCCAAGGGCTACAGCTACTTCAGCCTCAAACTTTGATCTAAAACGCATAGTAATCAAACCTATTGTTATTGCCGGGGTTTGTATTTGCTATCTCTATAAACTTTCTTTCAAGGTCTGCGCGTATCTCTTCAGATACAGTGCTTTTAACTATCCCAAAAGCCCTTATTGGAAATATAACCAGCGTATTATCTCTAAGTCTACTTTTAATATTGTCAAAACATCTGCTGACTATTTTTTTGCCATACATCGCGTACTCTAAAGTATCCCAATCTCCTTTGGGATTCATGTTTGCTCTGTATATGATAACCTCTCTTTGCTCGTTAGGTAACGCCTTTACACGTAAGCTCTCTACGTGAGTAGAGTTTTCTTTTGAGCAGTCAAAATATACAAACACAACATCTGGATTGTATTGTAGTTCAAAGTCGCTTATAGTCTCTGTAATGTACAGGGGCATCAGATTTCATCCTTTACATGCTTTGTATACCACACGCGAGGTTTGGTATTTGCTGTAGAAGTTACTTTCTGCTTGTAAGCAGCGTCGGGCCAGCAGTGCATCTTAAACCCACAGTAGCCACACGTTCTATCCATTAGCCGGTTGCCTGTTCTTTTAATAGAACCTGTGGCCTTGTCCTTATAAGTCTCAGGCTCATCAGAGAAAGAACGCTCAAACTTTTCTTTACCAAGAACACTGCGTATGTTTTTATCGGCTAATTGTAGTGCAGCCTGTCTGTCCTCTTCATGTACCAGCGGCGTCTCGCACACGGCCCACTCACCTGTAGCCTTGTTGATAGCTATCCAGCCACCAAACGTAGAGTTAGCAGCCTCTGCGTACAGGTAGCCCTGCGGCACGTAGCCAAACACATCATCCTTCTTGATGTTGTTGTAGCCACGATTAGCCGCGAACTTCATAGAGAATGCGCCGGGAGCAGCACTCTTTATATCATATATCTTATCGTCTATCTTTACATCATACGTGCCGTTAAGAGTAGTGCCGCCTATCTCTAGACTAACACCCTCTTGCTCACTCTGTATATCTATACCCGCGCCTTTCATAACTGTAACAGCTATCGCTTCTATGATGTCCCCAAACAGGAACTTCATAACCAGAGTATAGTCTACATCTTCTTCTATGCCATCTTCAGCAGATAGCTTCTGCTGGCACAAAGGTTTTCCTACACCGGACATGCGAACCTTTGAGCCACGCTTCTCACTAAACTGCCGCTCAATAGCGAAACCACACATCTCCTTAAACTCTTCGATAAGGTGAGGGGGAAGGCCATCGCCCTCTCCCCTCGACGCTTTCTCTAGGAAATGCTGTACTTTATGTAGCAGCATTGAGGTCATTAGCTGGCCTCTGCTGTTTCCAACGCTTTTGCTACATCAAGATCATCCATAGCAAGAACATTTTCTTTGCGCTCATTGTACTGTTTAAGCACACGCACGTTCCACTTCTCAATGTCCTGCATGAAGGTGTTAAGAGTTTCTACATCTTCATCCACGATCTTGACAGGCTGTGGCTTATCAAAGGCAGGGACATAGTAAACAATACCACCGTTCTTGTTACGCTTAGTAGCAATATTTACCTTCTGACCAAAGATAATCTTATTGGATGGCACCTCACGAATGTAGTTAGCCACGGGCATAAACGCAGAGCCACGGGCTGACCAGATAAAGGGCGTACCTGCGAGGTCAACCTTGTCACCAGAACCATCTGTAGCATCTTTAGCACCAGTGATGATACCGTAGACAACTTGAGTACACTTGATACTCTTCTGTTTAGCGTGTTCAAGAGAGTTGGTAGAAAGACCTTCTACTTCCTGCTTACTCAGCTTACCACACTTCATACCACCACTGGTATCAAAGAAGTCGTCGCTAAGAGAAGGTGTGAGAACAGTCCTGATACTATCTTCAGGAGACTGCTGGTTCCACAGGTCATAAGAGTAGTACCGAATAAACATACGCACGGTAATCTCTTTAGCATAGACTGTGCTGCTATCCAGACGAATGCGGAAGCTGCCTTTTGGTAGTGGCTCTCCCTCATCGTTCTCGCTCTGCTGCTCAATGGCAAGCCGTGGTAGTCCCTGCTGTGCTGCAGGGCGCGTCTCAGTCTGACCGACCATAGCAGCAAGCTTTGCCATGTTTTCTTCGTTCAGATCGTCCATCGTAATCATATCGCTCATATTTTTAGCTCCTCTAAATTTAGCCAATCAGTGCCTATTTTCATTTCTATCTCAATAGGCATATCAAAAGTTACACCAAACACTGTACTACACTCTTCAGGGATACACAACATACTCCTTTTCAATAGTTCAACCATAGTATTTTTTTCGTCGGGGTGTACGTCCATTATGATTGAGTCGTGGACGGTATTGATAATTCTACTCTGTGGTTTTGGTTTCACCATCGCCTTCAGACATTTGTGTAGCCGTATCAGGGCTAGTGGCAACAGGTCTGCAGTAGCGAAACCTTGGACGGGGTAGTTCTTAATTGAAGTAGCACCTACCGTTGTACCATACCTTGTGTACTTTGCATAGGGAAATGCGTACTCTCTGCCGGAAGGCAGTGTCACAGTCTTCTTAGTGACAGCTTCTTCCTGTAGTTTATCGTGCCACTCGGTCACACCTTGGTACTTGTTACGGAAAGCTGAGTAGTATGCCATCTCCCGATTAGTCCCAAGCACACCACCGTACAGCGGCTTGAACGTATGTGCCTTTGCATCCTGTCTGCTCACGCCCATGATCTCTGCGGTGTAAGAGTGAACGTCAAACCCGCTCTCTACCTCTTCATAGATTACAGGGTCTTGTGACAAGTAGCCAGCTACACGAAACTCTAGCTGTGAGTAGTCTCCTTCTAAAATATAACCACCTTCATGCCGAGATACAATTGCTTCTCTTGCAGGGAATGTCGATCCTCTAGGCATATTTTGAAAGTTTGGTCTACTTGAGGACAGTCTTCCAGTAGCTGTGACACACTGATTAAAATTAGGATGAATAAACCCCCTATCATCTTGATATTTCTCCAAGCTATCTACAAACGTATTAAGATACGTTCTTATCATTGAGTAGCGTGTGTACTTGTCCACGAACTCTCTTGCCTTGCCCTCTAACTCCAACCTGATCTGCGACATAGTTTCTTTATCTGTCTTAAATCCTGCTGCAGCCGTGTCCTCTGGCCCTCTGGGAATGACGCGAAGGCCCGCAGCTTCTCTGAGATGTGTGTAAACCACCCCCGTACCGCTGCACACCTTACACTTAGTCTGTACTTTACTAAGCGCACCAGACTTTAGCCGCGATCTAATCTTTCCTGTGCCATTACAATGAACGCACCGCTCGCCCCTAGTCTTCAATACTACAGGGGCTAATTGTTTTACTGTATCCTTAAACAGTGTAGGAGACATTTTTGTTTTTCGTTTTTGTTTTTTAGTGTGTCCGCGCTTCTCAGTTCCTATGTTGAACGCTTCTTTCCAAGCAGTCTTGTCACTAACTTGTCTCGAATAAAGCAGCTTACTCCTATCGTCAGGGCTATCAAGATTGATAGGAGTATCACCCATAACATGTTCAGCGATATCCATAAGATCATCATACAACTGATCGTACTCTGACTGATAGTCTGCCTTAATCTTTGCAAGCTTTTCATTGGAAATCTTTATCCCCGCTCTCTCTATATCGATTAGGACATCAAGCATATCCATGCTTAGTTTTACAACTTTATGCAAAGGAACTCTCCTCTGTAGGCCAGCACATCTTTAATTCATCTAGTTGGGCTTGGGCTAGCTCTGTTGTTGTCTGCACATCAGCGATACAATACTCCCGCACTATGTCAGGCGGCATGTCCTCATAGGACACCTTGTCCTTGATGTACTTGTCCGTGAGGTCTGTTCTCTTCTCAGGCAGACTTCTACGTTTAGCACACTCTGCAAGACTAATTGATTTCTTTATGCCACGGTGGGAAAGATACTCAGCTATCATCGTATCCCATAGTATACCATCATACTTAAAGCCACACTCTCGCAACCACTGTAAATCAAACTTCAGGTTATGCCCGACTAAACATGTTGTTTCATCTAGCTTATCCTGTAACTTTTTAGCAGCATCTGGTGTAGTCCTGCATTGGTTATGGTAGAAAAACAATTCATGTGTTTCTACTACAGATAGATCAGGCATGAAACTCCTGTACCCTACAAAGACTATCTGCTGTCCGTTGTAGGGCGATGATGTAGAGTTATCAAAGTCCATCGTAGTTTCTATGTCAAGCACGGTGATCATGAGAATATATCTCTATCACCATCTCTGCGTAAAACCAACGACCCGTGCCAGCCATTTATCTTATTCTTTGAGAACTTAATGGTTCTGAACTCCTCATGTTCCGCTACGCCAATTCCTACAATGATGTCTGCCTCGCCAGCTTTACCTGTCTTACTGCCATCTAGCATGGAGTAATCTATACTTTCTCTTCCGTGTGCATCGTAGGATGCTTGGGAGATAGCCCAGACTGCTACGTTGTGACGCTTGGCTAGCTCTCTGGACCTGCAGTACAACTCCTTGAGCCGCTCATCACCGCGTGAGAACTCACCGTCAATCCTGATCTTATCAAGCTGGTCGATGAATATTACATCAACCTCATTGCGAGAGCAATAGTCTTCTATTTCCTGTATAGATGTTCCTACGCAATCCATGAAAGATATGTAGGGTAATACATCCTCTTGATACTGTGTGATGAACTCTTCTTTATCCTGTAGTACCTCTACTCTAGACTTCTCTGTAATAGATTTAGCCACGCGCATACGTGTCTTCTTTACAGGCTCTTCATTGCCCCAGTAGGCTACATGGTGTTTGTTCTTCACGTACCAGCCAGACAACCATGCTGAAAAGCTTGTCTTGCCTATCTCTGGCCGCGCAAAGATTACACCAAGGTTTTGTCGGTCAATGCCCGGTACGTAATCGCGTATCTGTGTAGGAAAGATAAACTCAGGGTCACGCTCAAACTCTTCTAGACTGTCAGCTATATTATCTTGTAGCAGTGTATAGCTTTTAGTTCCCTTTACTTCATTGTTCTTTAGTTCTTCTACAATGCCGAGCAGAGAATAAGTATCGCTAGATTTACCAAGAAAAATGTCAAGTGCCTGTTCTCCTATCTCTTTTGCTTTAGCTCTCTTCCAGAAGCTGTGTAGAACATCTCCTGCTACCTGTGGGTTTACTGTAATGCCTGTTAGCTCTTCAAACTGTTGTTGTACCCTTTGCTTAGTAGCTTCAGGTAAAGCAGGGTAACGCTCTTCATGAGCAAGTGACACATCAGAGAGGGACAGGTCGCCCTCATAGTTTTTATGTAGATAACTTATCGTCTCTACAATAGTGCTTACTTCTTTGGAGAAGTATTCTTTTTGAATTAAACCAGATACTCTGTTAAAGTTGTCCTTTTGCAGAC